TATTTTACTTTTTTAATCATTTAATAATATGCTGTTATCTTTTAATACCTTAACCCAATCCTCTTCATCTGTATAGTAGTCTATCTCTGACCATGGAGACCTCATTGTTTGATTAACATCACAACTACCGTAAGCCTTAACGTCTACTCTGTCATTATCCCACCCAATAAACCAAGTTTTTACTGATGGTTTAGATATTTTTACAAAATTTGTTTCTGACATAATATTAAATTCTAAGGATTACCGTCTGTTATTGTCCAATTAAATGTGCTTATAAGTGAGTTTTTAGCTGCTTCTGCACTACCCCCTGTTGTGTGTAATACAGTTCCAAAATCAACAAATGGAGTAAGGGTATAGCCACTTCCTGATGGATAAGCTGTTTGTAAAGCAGCTTCCCACCCTATTAAAAGAGCATCATAATTAGATGTAGAAAATGGACTTGCAAAAAAGAAAGTACCGGCAGATTGTAGAGATATTGGATTCCAACTACCAATGTCTTGATTAAATGCAGCAGCATCCCTAAACATACCTGATATATTAGTCACGTTACTTATATCCCAATTACCAATAGGTTGATCAAAACTTGACGCACCCCTAAACATACTATCCATATTAAGCATACTACCCGTGTCCCAACTATTTAAAGGTTGATTAAATGAATCTGCATTATAAAACATCATACCCGTTTGCTCTAGACTACTCACATTCCAAGATCCAATGGGTTGGTTAAAAGAAGTTGCACCGCTGAACATTCTAACCATGTCAGTAACGTTGCTTACGTCCCAACTGCTTATGTCTTGGTTGAAGGATGCTGCATTCTCAAACATTACCTCCATGTCAACTACATTGCCAACATCCCAACTGCTAATATCTTGGTTAAATGCAGTAGCTCCTTTAAACATCCACCTCATACCAGTAACATTGCTTACATCCCAACCACTAATATCTTCATCAAAAGAGGACTTATCCTGAAACAAAAAGTTCATAAGAGTCACATTACTTACATCCCAATTTTCTATATTTCCAAATTCTCCAAGGTCTCCGTTTATGTAAGAGTCAACAGCAGCTTGAATATTGTCATTATTTAAAACAGGTAGGCCTCCCTCTTCCTCTTCAAGATTAGAAAAGCCTATACCATTATCCTCAGAATAATAATAATTAACACTTTCTTCAGTTGCTTCTTCTGCAGCAGCTTCTTCAGCCGGTGTCTCTTCTCTAGCTGATGCTGACTTGCCTATATATTCTGAATTTGATGAATTAACTATATTACTGCTTATACTGCTTGTTTTTTCAATGCTTATACAAGGGGTTAAAGTTTTACAATCTTCTAACCCATCAGCTTCTAAAACAATAGTTATTTTTTGTTGCCTGCATCCTCCCACTGTTTCAAAGCAATAACATATTTGTATTGTGTGTTCAGTTTCAATAGATGCATTTTGAATTGTATAAATAAGTTCTCCGTTTGAATCAGTAAAGCCAGAATTACCTCCATCTATATATACTTCAAATCCTTTAATTGCATTACCCAGAGAGTCCACCACACTAACAATAATACACTCTTCATCATCACAATCACCATCAGCACATAATATACACCAGGTTGGTGCATTTGATTCTTCACATGGTGTTATTGTATTAGATGGAGTAAATGTATCATATGTAATTTGTAAAATCTCAGGTGTATCTTTTTTAGCATTTTGCCAATCACATAAATATTTTTTTGATATTACTGATTGTAAATTTGATATACCTTTTACTGTTATACCAAATCTTCTAGACATGAAGTTTTGATAAACACTTTTAGCAAAAGATTGCTGAGATTCAATTATTTTAATAGGATCCATTATCTATGTAAATTTTTCTTTGCTCTTTTAACTTGTGCTGTCAAATTTCCTGATGATCTTGTGTTAACTGTATAGTTATTTGCTTTATAACTTTTCATACAAGTCTTATGAACTGTTTGACCATCAGCTGCTTTTGCTTTTTGACATCCACAACTAAATCCTTTTTTGCAATATGCACATTTCATATAATTGGTTTTAATATATATTTAACAACAAATTGATGAGGAACAATCAATTTTGTCTAATCTTTTCTTTGCATAATTATATAATTCCATTCCTTTATTTGGACTTGAACAATATTCTACTTTAGCAACTGCAGCATCTATCAAAGTTTTAATATAACTTAGTTCATCAATAAGTTGAGCTCTTTCACTGCTAGGTGCACAAGGTTTCATATCTATTTCACATAAAACATTATAATATTTAGCAAGTAAAGATGTAACTCTTAAATGATTGTATTCCACATAAACCTTATCTGTAGGAGATACACTATATCTAATTATATATATTCCATCTGCAATTGTTCCTCTATGATCACCACAACCATCTTGTTGTACACCAATAGCACAACTATTTAAACATAAATCAAATCCATGCTGTACTTTTATTAATGTTGGGCTATTAAATCCCGGAGGAGTAATCAATAATTCTTCACAATCAATTTCTAAGTCAGAAGTATACTGACTTGTATCTTTTATGCATAGTATTTCACAGTTAGAAACTGCAGAAACTTCTAAACTTAGTATATGTTTATTGGCCATTTAATTATATTTTAGAAAAAAACTACTTTTATATATTAATAATATACAAAAATTAATGGACATAAAAAAGAAAAGGCCGGTTATTAAAACCAGCCTTCTCATTATAACTATAGAGTTTACAGTTAGAGTTTACGTTAATGCATCAACATCAGCACTAAATGGTATGTTATTTCCATTTGCTGCTGCCCATGTTGCAATTTGCCCCATGAATGTATCCATTGCAGTAATCAACGCAGAGTCACTACACTTAACATACATCTTATAGCAGTATTGATCATTATCAAATACTCCTGTAGGATTGTTAAATCTTGGAACACTATGCTGAACAACATAAGTTTTATAAAGAGCTGATCTATCAACACTTGCTAAAATATCATCAGATCCTTCAATCTCACGTATTCTTGAAGAATCAACGTTACCTTGATTGTAAGGAGACTGCATATAAGACTCAGTCATTAGAATGTCTCTTAATACAGTTTCACCTTGACAAGATGCCATAACACCAGGAGTGTTTGTAACAACTCCACAATCAGAACAAGGATCTCCAGTTTCATCTAAAAGAGAAATAATAAGTTGAACAGGTTCTTTTCCGTAGAAATCTCTAGTGTCAAAAGAACAATCTCCAAATTTAGTTTCTACATATGCTCCCTCAACGTGTAGTATAGCAGATACGCCATCTCCAACTGGATCAGTTGAAGCAACATAAACTCCAGCATCTACCTGAGCTATTGAATATGTTTCTTTATCAACATCTAAAACTACAGTTACTGTAAATCCAGCAGCAGCACCATTAGCTACAACCATATTTGTAGTAGCAAGAGTAGCAGCAGTATATCCAGATCCAGAAGCTAAAACGCTAAATGCTGTTACAGCACCAGCAGCAACAGTATCAACTTTAACAACTGCTAAACTTGATCCTGTATCAACTGATACAATATCACCTACTGTATAGTTAGCACCGCCTGCACCTACTGTAGATGTAGAATCAACTCCTGATAAACCAGCAGTAGCAGTAACTTCTATACCAGCAGCTACAGAACCCCATTGGCGTTCTCTTGCAAATGGAGAAATAATTGGATCAGCTAACAATTGACCACCAGCTGCAGCTAAAGCTAAAGCAGGATCAATGTAAGTTTGACCATCTACACAGCATACATTAGCTGAATCACCAATTGCATAAGCATTGTGATTTAAAAAACGTAAAGCTGGTGAACCTTTAGCATCAAGTCTTAAATAAAGAGATGAACCGCATGGAACACATGTAGATCCTACAGATACTGTAGCAGATGATTTGGTAGCCTCTTGACATACAGTAGAATATAATCTACTAATATACTTTGGATTAATACCTTTTGATTTTACAGATTCAGTGTATCCACCGTGACCAGGATTGTTTCCAATACTGTCAACTGTGTGATAAGAACCTTGAACAATGTAACCTAAAGTGCCATCAGCTGGAGATCCTGTAGTTGATTGCCAATCAGAGTCTTCCACTAATGAAATTTCACCAGAGGTTAAAGCAGATGTTGCTGTACCATTAGCAGCAATACCTGTTGGGTTGAAGCATTTTAAAAATGCATGATTAAAATAAGCCATTTTTTTTAATTTTTAAATTTTAGAAATAAATAATATATACCTACTTTATGTAGGTACACTTATAATATACAAAAAGTTTTTTAATATACAAAGCAAATTAATTACTTCTTTCAGCTGCTTGTTGCTCTCTTTGCATTTGTCCAAAGTTTGCAATATCTCCTGCTATAATTGCAGCAGCTTCATCAATAAATAACTCAACAACGTCATCTTTAAACTCTGGGTCTACATCTATTGTAGCAGCTACACCTGTATATGGATCAATCACACCAGCAATTTCAATACGTAAAGGTGTTCTATAATATGTAAATAATGGATTTACAACATCAAAATTTGTATTTCTATAAATTCTTACTTCTCCATCTATTAAAGTGCAAAAAGTTTCTCCCCACTCAAAGCTTGGATTTTTTAAAGAATCTCTCAAAATAATATTAACATTTGCTTCCTCTGCTAGGTAGACAGTCATTGACCTTGGTTCAGGGCAACATTCATCTATAGCATCAGCACTAACTCTTTTATATTCTAAATAATTGTCAGGGCCTGGAAAGTTGTTAGATTGAAAATAAGTTTCAGTCTGAATTCCTGTTAAAGGAAGCTCAGTCAAAAGAATTTGTAAATCATCAATTCTTTTCTTTGAAAGCTCATCACCTTCCTTATACATATTATTACCATGAAGATTTCTTCTGCACCACTCTAATTGAGCTTTATTAAAAGCTTCAATCATTTGCCAAGGTTCTATATTGTCATAATCTTGACTGTCTAGTTTATTTAACCTTTGTTTAAGTTTTAATTGTACAGTTGCTACATTCATGATTTATATATTTTATGATGTCCAGTATGGTTCTATCTTAGCTAGTAAACTATCAAGTGTTTCTTGATTTTCTGGTTTTTTTAAAAAATCTACAACTTCTTCTTGTCTTTTTCCTAGTTTTACACCGCTATCTAAAGTTTCAATCCAACCTCCAGCTTTTTTGGTAATAAATCTATAAAACATACTATCTTTAACTAAAGCTGTAATCTTAAGATCTTCCATGCTGAACTTTGATACTTTAATAAAAATATCAGCTGCTCTTTTCTTACTACTTTCAGTACCTTCTCCATTAATATATAAATCCATATTTTCATACATAATATCTACAGGAGTGTTTTTAGTATATTGAGTACTATCAATATCTACACATTTAGATACATACATTAATTTAGTAGTATTTTTATTATACATGTCTTCTAAAGCAACTAAAGCTTTATTTCTAAGCTTACTATATTCAGTTCTTGTAGTTATTGACTCTTCAACTGTGTCTAGATAAAACTTTGGAATTGGGTTAGCTTTTTTAGCATCCTTTAGTGATTTAGCTACAATAGAAAAACCACCAGCTTTAATTGCATGAATTTTAATTAAATCATAAGGATCTCTATCTGGATCTAGAAAGACAGGATCATTACCACATCTTAAACTAATCCTTGACCAAAATTTATCATTGTCTGGTTTTAATAAAGTAAGCTTGTTCCAAAACTCTTTATCTTCAGGATCAACAACATTTGCTGCTAAATCCTTTTCTAATTGTGAAACAAGTGCTCTTATTTCTTTTATTTTAATTTCTCTTTCTCCAGGAGGCAATGACTTTACAGCTGGTGCAAATTCATTTAATCCTGTAACATACCGTTTAACACCGTTTATTTCTAAACATGCTAAAGTTTCCTCATGATAAACTCCATCATGAAGTGACATACCATAATTTTCTAATCCCATATTTGTTTTACTGGCATTAAAAAAAGGTCTAACAGCAACAGATCTATTTTTTTTCTGTTGATACTTTTCTACAATTGTGTAATCTTCCATTTGTTTGGTTTTTAATTAATAATTATTTTAAAATTTACTCAAAAGTACATAATTATGTACATTTATTATTAATATTTCTAAAGCCAGTATTACCTGGCTAAAGTTTTTTGAGTATTAAGGTGCTGTAAAAGTTACAGTAGCATCTTTAGGAACTAAAAAGTTTATTCTAGTAAATGCTCCAGCATTTATATTATTTGCACCAGCTTGTGTTACTTTAATAAATAATCTTACTGTATCTGCAAGTGGTGTTCCAGGATTAGCCGGATCATCATTTGTCCAATACAAAACACATTCAGTTAAAGGTACTAAAGCATCTGCAACAAGATCATGTACTAACGCACCAGTTGCAAAATTACTTTGTAAACCTAATAAATTAGTGATTGAACTATCTGATGTAACAATAGAACCAGCTATTGATGTTGTAAGAACTAAAGGTCCTGAAGTATTTGTATCTATTTTAACTCTAGCAATTTCTTCATCTATTCCAGGAGCTGCGCTCATAGTTCCAACAAAAGTACTTATATAATAACCTTTAAATTCTTGCACGCCTCCACCAAAATCAAATTTTCCTGATTCACCTGTTTCATGAGCAAAAAATCCAAGTTCATCTAAGTTATAATCAGATATTACACCTTGGAATAATTCATCTGATTGTTCTCCTAGATTATTAATATCAGCTAATCTAGCAAGTTGTGCTTGATCATAATGACCTTTTGCAGCTTCAGATTTCAATCTTCTATTTGTATCTGCAGGAGTTATTTCTGTAATTAATTTTCTGTGTGACATGTTTAATAATCTTTTAATATTAAAAAAAAAGGGAGGAGTTTTATCCCCTCCCTTTAAAATTAGAGTGTTCTTAGAATGATCCTCCTGTTACAGGATTTCTCATTACAATTTTTAGAACTTTAGTTGGATCCTTCACCCAGATGGCCGGCATAGTTTGAGTCATCATAACTCTATAACCATTAAAGTTACCTGTTGAAGCAAAACCTTGACTTCTACCCATATAGTCCATAGTACCATTTTGGTAGAACCACTTCAATTGATTATCCCAAGAAAGTTTCAACAAGAAAATGTTGTCATTACCTTCTTCAGTTACATCAAAAATGATAAAGCTGTAAGAGCTTAATGGTCTTCCATCAATTAATGGATTCTCAATATCATTAGTATGTAAGTTATCAAATGCAGGATTAAGTACAAACTTAACGTTAGCTAAGAATGGAATAGTAAAGCTTGTATAAGCAAAACCAAAATCAAGATCCATTCCTTGACCTGTTACAGCTCCTATGTCAGAAGCATTTTGTACTAAACCAGAACCATAAACTTCATCAGCAATTGCTTTATTGATCAACTGCATACCACCAATACCTGTTTGTACAACAAGTTTTCTTTGTGGGTCTGGCCCTTTAAATTCAACTTTACCTTGATAAAAGTTGTAAAGTTCAGATTTAAACATGTCCAAAGTAAATTGAGACTTGTTATAAATTCTTTTGAAAGAGTTGTCTAATTGAGACCAAAGACCAACAGATAATCTGATGTCATCTGGACCATCTTGCTTAATTCTTCCACCTTTACCCCACATTAGGTAAGTTTCAATGTCATTAGCAATTTTAGATAAATGAGCTGCTTCCATATTAGTAATGAAAGTTCTAGTTAAAGTTCCGCTCTCAAATGCATCTCTAGCACCTGCTTTACCCATGTTTGCTACTAATTGCTCAATACTTGAAACTGAAGGATTGTTAGGATCTTGGTTAAAGTTTCTCCAGATCTCTGTTACAGGTACAGTACCATCAGCATTCAAACCACCTTTGATCATAAGATCAGCACGGCTAGAAATAGAATAGTGTACGTGAGCTTCTGCTCCTCCTACAAAATTGTAGAATTCACGGAAACCAGAACCTGTTTCAATGTCTGAAAATCTTTCACCATATTCACCTCTTGCAGAACCTTTTCTGAAATACTTAGTACCAGACACTAAATACTTAGTAGCGTCTAAAGTAGCAGCATTGTCATTGTTCACAAGTTGAACAGTGTAGATAAATCCATCTCCTGCTGGTAAAATATCATCAGCAGTGATGTAAAGTTCAAGACCATTGTACTTGTCATAAGTGATAATGTCACCGTGACCAAATGCTCTTTTAGATAATTTGATTTTGAAGGTAGTACCATCTCCACCGAGATCAGTAGTTGCTTCAATGTTTCCTACTGCAAAAGGAAGATCCTGTGCTACAGGTGTCTGCCATTTGTACTCTCCACGTGCATTGTCTACCATGATAGTATTCTTTCCACCAAATGAAGCCATTTGATAAAGAGGCATTTCAACTTTTTGTGTCATTGCCCATAAATCAACCGGTCCCATATCCATAGGCTCAGCAGAACCAAGCATCTGGGTAAGGTGGTAAGAATCAACATGTGAACTTGCTTTGTAGCTAGTGTCTCTTAGGAAAATTCCGTTGTTTAAAACTGGAGTAGCCATAATTGATAATTGTTTTTAGATTAATTAAATTGTTGTTGTTATATAAAAAAATTTTAGTTTCTTTTAAAAATATTATTAGGTCTTGCAATTTTTTTCTTAGACGTTCTTGATCCTTCTTTTTCTCTTTGATCAACCCCTAATGATGCTCCACCACTATTTGCTTGCTCAGTCTTTAACTTTCTTACAGTTTTTTCTACTGCTGTCTGAGCACCTTTTTCCATGATTTTACCTTTATATCCAGAAGGATCTGCTAATAACCACAGAGCTTCTGCAATAAGAGGATAATTTGGTTCAACAAACTGATACTTCTCAAGTAAGTGACCTAACAAGTTAGTATTCTTACCACTTACAGAAGGATAGTTAGGTTGAACTAAACCATTGTATAACATGGACTGGATTTTTCTATCCACTTTAATTTCATTTACCGTCCCCTCTTTCAATGTATTATATACATTTTCCATATATTTTTGAGAAGCTTGTTCTTGTTGCTTTCTCTTAAGTTCTTGTTGTTGGATCTTTTGAGCAACAACTTTCTCTTGCATTTTATCTAACTTAGGTTTAAACTTAGATGCTTGTTGTTCAAGCTTACCTAAGTCTTTCCAAATTTCAATTTCTTCAGCAATTTCTTCTGCTGTTCCATATCCAGTAGCACCTAGATATTCAGAAATAATTCTTTCTTGATCTCTTTCTTTCTTAATATCAAGAGATTTTGTTTCTTCTGTACCTGCAAGAGTTTGAAATAAACCTTTTAAATCAGTACCCCCTTCTGCAACATATCTTGCTGCAACTTGCAATTCTTGAGGTAAACTCTCAAAAAATTGTTTTGGAGTTTCTCTTCTAACTTGATTAGCTTTCTCTTCAAGATTAGCCTCAATAAGTTCTTCCCAATCTTTAGTTGAATAATCTTCTAAAGCTTTATCATCATCAAAAGGAACAATCTTATCATCTTTTATAAGTTTGCTAAATACATCACTTATTCCAGAAATCTTTTTTCTTCCTCTTGTTTCTTTTTTAACCTCTGCCTCTTCTTTACTTTCTTCAGCTTCTTCAACTAAAGAATCTAATAAATCACTTCCTGATTCTAGCGCCTCTTCCTTTTTTTCTTTAGTTTCAGCAACAGCTTCTTCAGTGGCTTCTGGTTTTTCTTCTGATACTTCATCATTTAAGTTGGTAGCATCATCAGTAGAATCTGCAAATGACATATCTACTGAATTGGAACCTTTAGAGAAAATGTTATTTTTAGGTTTAGAAGTATCTTGTGTTGGTACAGTTACACCCTCAGCTGTAGCTGCCCCATCAAAGATGGCATCTAAATCTACATCAACAGTTTCTACATTACTTTCCATTGTGTTTTTATCACTCATTTTTATGTTGGTTTAATAGTTAATTACTTATCTACAAGTACAATATACAAATATATATTCAAATAAACTTTAAAAATTTTTAGAAATAATATGATTTTACGCAGTATATAGCTATCATTAATTTTTCTTATTTATTTTTATCTTTTTTATCTTTATCTTTTTTAGATTGAACATCATACTTATTCTTATTTTCTCTTGCAATTTGCAAGTTTCTATCTGCAATTTCACGCTGTGTTGCAAGTTTCTCACGTTCAATATTCATTTTTTCATTTTGTTGAGAATTTTTTACAGCTGATTGTTCTCTTTTAAAATTCATTTGCTCTCTATATTGAGATGTTTTTTGAATTTCTTCTAACCTATCTTTATAATCTGACTGAAGATTTTGATCAATATCAAATCCAGATCCATATCCTGCAGATTTAATCTCTGCAATAGTAATATCATTTTGTCTATCTTTATCATTCTCAGATTGTTCAAACTGAAGTTTCATTTGTTCTTCTTGTTGTTTAGCTTCAATTTGTTGCTGTTGCATTTGCTGCTGTTGAGCCATTTCTTGTTCTCTTAACGCTTGCTGTTTTGTTTCAGCATCTTTAAGAATATCAGAAACTTCAGCAATACTATCAGCTTTAATAATATTACCAAGATCATAAATAGATGCACCTGTTGTATTATTAGTAAGTGCTAATTGTTTTAGCTGCTCTAAAGTAGCTCTATGATTTGTTTTAGTAGTACAGAATATATTGAAGTCTCTAAGCAAAAGATCAGTACCATTTATTTGAAAGTTTACTTTTTCAGCTTCTGAAGAAATATAAGACAATCTAATACTTGGATTACTACTATAATAATATTGAGCTAAGTCAGTTCTCATCTGATGAACTCTAGGCATTAGGTTATCAGAGTGTTGAGTAAAATAAGTTTCTGTTTGTGCATATGACTGATTAAGTGCCTGCACAACTCCAGTTGCAGTTTCCTGACCAATTGGTGCCCCTAATCTTTGTGGATTGATTCCTATAGCATCAAAACATTGTTGTTTAAAGTAATTAGCTAATTGTATTCTTGACATCAATCTACCAGTCTGCTCCATATTTAAAGTCTGGTAGTGATTAAAGTTTGTTGCATTTTCAGTATTTGTGATAGAAGTATCAAGAGGTAACATCTGAAAATCTTTCATGGCAACATATGCTTTAGCATAATTATGTTTACCCCAGTCTTCACCCATTGAGTGTCTTGGTAAAGAGTTTTGATCAAACATAATTACCGTACCAAGCTCATCTACAAGAATATCAGCAATTTGATTATTTACCATATTGTATCCAACTTGGTATGCTTTCATTAAATCTACCAATGAAGTAGATCTTGTGTTTCTATCTGAAAATACTCTACCTTCTACAGGCAGCTTGCAACCATATAAAGTTTCATTACCTTTAAATTGGAATGGAATTCTACCAGGTGTAGTTCTATCTATACCAAGATATATAGGATTAATATTATCTGCAGTCATATTAGATCTCCAGAATGCAGGCATATTAGGACCTATCTTAATACCTCCCCACACTTCATTAATCCAAAACCAATCTATATGTTCTCCTTGTAGTAAATTTTCTTTTCTTTTATTCTTAAAAATTGATGTATCATATACACCTTTTTCAGTTACCTTAAAAGTCTCATCTACAATTTCCTGAGTTATTTCACCATCATATTCAATCTTGGTAAGGTGACCAACTTTTCTTTGAGTTTTCCAGTAACAAGTAGTTACTCTCATAAGCTCACCTTCTCCCCATACCTCAACATCCTCACCTTCATTTAGGATTGCACTAATAACATCACCACCTTTTGCTGGATCATTAGACCAATTACTTACAAATTGTCTATATGCTAAACCAGGCATGTTAGTATTCCACTTATGTGATCTTGATGGATCATAATATGCACCATCATTTTGATAACCATTTACCTGATACATTGCTGATCTAGCTGGATATATTCTTTGCAAAGACTCTAATTGATTCTTGTCCATTAAATAACCATACTTGTCAATTACATCTGACACAGTCATTAAATCAATCTTACCAACAAAGTTAGAATCAGATATATACCTAGTATCTGGGGATTTCTGATAAAATGTTAAAACAGGATTCCATAGCTCAACATCATAATCATCCTCAAGCATACGGAAATGCCAAAACTCTCTATCAGTAATAAGCATATCTCTAAATGCTCTTTCTTCAAGTTCTTGCATTTTAAATCTTTCCTCATCAACATTTGTTTGATGAGAAGCCCATTCTTCAATAAGTGATCTATAATCCTTTGAAAAGAAGTCTTCTATTTCTGGTAAAGATTTAATGTTTTGAGGAGACATCATTTGCTGCGCTTCTTCTGATGCAGGATCTAACCCCATTTCAATCATTCTTGCTAAAAGCTTTGCTTCTGCATCTGCTAAAAGATTTTCTTCTACTTTAACTCTTTTGGCTTCAAGCATCTCATTATAAGAAGTATCATCTACAGCTCTAAACTGCACCTTAGAATATCTTTTAGAAAATTCACCAGAAAGTACATTTATAACATTTGGGATAATAGGATAAAATTTTAATTCAAGTGCAGAATTATCTTCTTTTGTAAGAACATCCATCATGTCCTTGTAATCATTGTCTTCTTCAACAATGTAATCTGTCTTATCTATAATACCTTTAGCAAGCTTATAATTTTTAAGTAACCTTCTAGCGTTAAGTCTTAAAAACTCCAACCCTTGAAGTTCAAGCCAATCCATATTCCAAGCTTTCCAGTCATTATCTTTTTTCTTAGCTGGTAAAAATTGAATTGGTTGAGTAAGGCTAGAACTGGTAGGATACCCCTCTCCCTTTGCCCCACTCTTTATTTGCATTGCATTTAATACTCTCATGTTAGTCTATTATACTATAACTAATTTGTAAATTTTCTGTACAGGTAGCAACAAAATTATATTCTTCATATGATAAATCTCTTGTTGATGTTTGGTAATATCCCATAGCTATCTAAAGTTTTTAAATCCTGATCTTTTTGTTTTTTTACCTATACCACTTTTAGCCCTGCCTATGTTACTAAACGGACTATACTTTAATTTAAACAAATTTTGTGACTTATCCAAAGCTTTTACACTATCTGATTCTCTTCTTTTGCTATATCCCCTATTTGACTGTTGAACTTTAGCAAAAGCTATTAATGCTGAAAATGCAACAAGTCTATCCACGTTAAGACCCGGATGATATGCAAGCATTTCTTTTATTAGCATTGGATCTGGTATTCTTTCTACACCTAATGTTTGAGACATTACTTCTCCATTATCATCTAATTCTTCATCTATATGCTCTCTTAAAAACTCAATAGCATATGAAATAAGATGACTCTTAAATAAAGTACCTGTATTTTTCCAACCGTATTCTTGGTATACTGTTCTATTAGATCCAAGATCTTTAAGAAACAATATCTGTTGCTTAGGAACTAAATACTTTTGTTTTTTTCTAGCAATCATATGCTGAATAAATAATGAAATATTGTTCTCTACTACAGTCCATGCATTATACCATTCTATAATTTTTTCTAACTGTTCATGAGTTTTATTAATATCATCATATCTACCGCACCATGCAGCAACAATTTTATCCTTTTCTATAAAATGTTCTAAACCTTCTGATGTTTCTCTAGTAACTTCTACAGGATTTTTATAAATAAATATACTACACAATGAATCTGATGTAGTTGTTTTACCTTCTGATACAGGGTCAACAGATGCATAATATGTACCAAACTCTGGATTCTTAGTTGGTCTTTCCCATACTACTAAACATCCTGTTTTATCTGATTGTTTTTTATTTACTGGAAATTGACTTATGGGTAACTTGCTAGATCTCTTTGCTATAATACCCGTTTCATCTCTATCAAGCTCAATGTGTTCATATGCATACTCTTTCTCTTCAATCCTTTTCATTTGTTTAGATAAAATACCTTGAGGAAATATAGATTCTTTTCTATATGCAAATCCTTCTGCAATATTTGTAGGTTTTTGAGATATTCTTAATTGGTATTGTTCTGCATTTAATTCTCTTTTCCACTTCTCTCTTTCTTGTATTATAGCCTGTAAAGCTTCTTCAATTTTAGAATTACCATAATTATCAATATATGGAGGCATGGACCATTGCTCAGGTATAAATAATCCTGACAAACCTATTGTACCATCTTTATCAAGAAGATTTGTTTCTACAGCATATATATCATTAACGGTTGGATTTAATATCATTTCCTTTAATGGATTACACTGATCCAAATCTCCCACAGATCCTGCAGCTATAAACATACCTGTAGTTAACATTCCTGAAGACATTGCAGGACGCAAGTATTCATATGTCTCCATCATTTTAGGTGCAATACCTGCTTCTTCATGAAAGAAATATGTTGTAGGTCCACCTACTCCAGTAGTTGCATTCTTTTCAAAAGATGCACCTTGTATCTTAGATTTTAATCCTTTTTTAGTTTTTTTATTACCTACCCTAACTTCAATTTGCTGTTGCCATAATAAAACTTTTTCTGGATTACTTGGTCTATACCAAGCAGTATGTTCATTTAAAAAGTCTTTATATTCATCAAGAAACTTCCATGATCCTTTATCATTAATATAATCTTTTAATGATGCTCCTATCTTACATGTACTACCTTCTTCAAACCAATAAGTATTAATTAACTTACCCATATGGAAGTAAGAAGAAGCAATCTGTCTTTTCTTAAATATAGCTGAGTGTTTATTGTTTATCTCTGCTAATAGTTCATATAATGCCATATGGTATTGTGCATCTCTAACCTTAGCAAATCCATACTTCTTTTCTTCTTTATCAAAAATAGGTAAGAAGTTTAACCACATGTAGTAATCTCTAGTTAAGTACCATACTTTACCTTTATTTTTATATATGACCCCATTTCTACATTTATTCTTTTGATCATTCCAATACTCTATAAAGTCTTTTGATCTAAAAGGTTTATTACAATAAATTCCAGTATCATTAAAAAATCTGGCTTGTTCATTGAATAAAAAAGCAGTTTCATCAAAACCGTATAAACCAGGTTCTTTAAAAATTGTTTTTAAAAATTCAGCAAAGTCTTCATCTGTATTAAATGAAGACTCTGTCCAATTTCCATTTTCATATGTAGGTATTAACCTAGGCATCAACTAATATAGCAAATATATCACCTTCATTAATTAAATAATGCTCTACTCCATCATGTCTCATAGAAACTGCTGAAGCATTTTCACTATATTGGACAAGATCTCCAATTTTAATTTGAGCAACAGCTTCACCTACTCCTACAACATGACCTTTAGGTTCTACATTCTGCTGAGGATCTGGAATAATAATATTTGTTCCAGGATAAAATTGTTCTGCTTCTAATTGTTTAATTAGAATTTTTCTTCCTACTGGTATTACTTTTTGCATAATAATTTATTTAATATTAAAATTTATCTAATTCATCATCTTTAGCTTTAAAATAAATTTCAAGCGTTTCAATTTTATCATTAGCATCTACTAATAATTGTAATGCATTTTCAGCATCTTCAAAGAAATCATTTGCTGTATGATCTCCAATACCAACTGCTTGATTTTCTAATAAATCTAAAGCCATCAAAGCTTTCTCTTTATCTGCCACAGCCTTTGCATATAAAGCATTAATTACACGTGATTTACCCATTTGTATTTATTTAATTTTTAATTTATTAAGAGTGTGTTTTTCAAGCTCAAAATTTAAGTGATCAATTGCTTTTTGAATATCATCAATAGGCATGTCATGTTTTCTATTTGCTCTAAGTAAATAGGTAACTGCAGTTCCTATATTATAAGATAACTCAAAGTCTTCTACTACTTTTCTTGCTTTGTATCCATGATATACACCTGTATAGTAATCTGGATCATTATGATTATTTGACATATTTATATTGGTTTATTAATTTAATTTTATTTCCAAGAACCACTTCCACCAAATGCTCCAAGCCCTTCACCTATACCTGCAGCTGTAGCATTACCACTTGTGCCCCAAGTTACTTGACAAACGCCACCATCTTCTGCGCCAAATGCAACACCAAATGTTGTAGCTTTTAATAAAACATCTTGATTACCATAGTATATAACACCCTCACAAGTAAGGTCTCCCACACCAATACCTCCTGATCCACCTTCATACTCATAAGTATTACCTTTACTATCAGTAAAAGTTACTGTTACATGCGCATAAAATAAGAACCCTTCTACATTAATTTCACATGGATAACTAGTTACACCATCCATATCTTCTGTAAAAATTGGAACTGGTATCATATCCAATACTTTTTGATTCCCATCACTATCAGGAGTGTTAGGGTTAATACCATTAGCAGCAAACCATTTTTCTGCTCTTTTTCTTTTTTGACTTTTGTCCATAATTTGTTAGTTTAATATATTAATAATTACATCTGATCATATGCTAGTCCTTGACCACCACGCACAGATGTTTGTTGCTCATCTTGTAAATCTTTATAAGCTCCTTTAAAAGATTGCCTAATTGCATCAAAATCTTTAGCTACAGCTCTGATTTGACTAATGTTTCCATCTCTACCATCAGTTATAGGTGTATTAGCCATATACGTTGCCATATTGTCTAAAGCTTTCTTAATTCCTAAATATGCCCTATGTGTTGGTGTTTCATACATAGCTTCACATTTACGTAATGCAAATATAATAGCTTTATCTTCAAGAGATTCTTCTAACCCAACCTCTTCAATAATAATATCTTCTTTATCATTTTCAGGTAAATGAAAAAAAGGATTTAAATCTGGATTTGGGCAAGTCATATAAAATAAAAATTTATAAATCTGCATGTATGTATCTGGGTAGTCAGTCATTATAACTTTTAAAAACCCCAACGCATAACAATGTTCTGTTGGTATTAACTCACCATTTTGTATATCAAATAATTTGACTATCATATTAAGGAGTGTTTAAAGCTAATAAATAAGTTTCAAGTTGACCAGAATTCATTCTAATATACTTTACACCCATACCTTCAATTAGTACTTCAAGTACAGATGATTCATAGTTTTTTGTTTGAGAATTATAAAATCTATTAAAACTTTTTATACTGTATAAGTCTATTACTGATGAACCTGGTATATCTTCTATTATTACATCAACCGCACCAGAAGTACCGCTTGAAACTAAATCTAATGGGGAATTAATAGCTGGTGTAATTACATTTCCTTGTGCATCAAATGTGGCCGGAACATAACTGTTAATATCATAACCTACTGCATTTGCTGATGTAGCGCTTCCAGATATAATTCTGCAAAATGTTACTGATATATATTGTACTGATTGTGACATATTATTTATTTATTTTTAACCAATTAACCAATGACCTTACTTCAGCTTTTAAATAAGGTACTTCATGCATAATAACTTCTTCTAAAACTGGCTCTCCATCTATATGTTCATTTATTGGATATCCATTTTTATCTTCACCTACTTGTTTAAACTTTACATGCTGAAGAACAAGTTTTCCAGGTTTTAATTTAGGATTATGCTTTAATATAATATACATATAAATACTCATTTGCAAGCTATAATGATTAAAATTACAATCATCTAAATGATTTACAGGATTATACATCTTTGATGTTATACCTTCCCAATTTGTAAAACCTTCTTTTTTAATTTCTTTATTTGTTTTATAATCAGTAATATTTACATGACCATTTACAACTTCAACAAGATCTGCTTGACCGCATAAAGCTGCAGATTTTAAATATACAAAATGTTCAGGATAAACACCTTCAGAAAGCTTTTGAGCTGGTGCAATTTTAGAACCAGTTTCTTCATCAAATAAAGGTTTAATGATTGGAACCTCTACACCTTCTCTTTCAATAGTTTTAAAGTTAAGAATATCACTTTCTCTTTGATTATGATAAAAATTACCAAGAGTAATGGCTCTATCTTTTTCACCTTCCCAAGCAGCTATTATTTCTTTAGGTGTCATCCCATACCATTTAGATCTTTTATTTTTAGCTGACTTTACAGCTTGTGCTTTTGGATCAAACTTTGGTTTAAACATTCCAATGAAAGATGTTACACTTGTCCAATCAATAGTATCTTCATCTATACTTTCATATATATGACCTTCTTCTTTAAATATTAATCCCATAATTATAAATTTTGAACACCAGGAAAGTTATTATTTTTATCTATAGATTTATTGAATCCGTCTAATAAACTTCTTACATGTCCACCAAAATCCTGATCATTTGGGTATTCATCTTTTAGTTTAAGAATCTTTGGGTATATGTAGTTTTCAAACATTATAAAATTAAAATCACTCATGATAGTTTTCTTTTTCTAATTCAATAATAAGTTTTTCTATTTTCTCTTTAAGATCACTTGGAATATCCCACCAAAGAATTCCTTTTAAAGTTCCAATAAATTGACCTTGCATTCTTGCCAACTTAATCTTTAATTTATTTGTCTTTGAAAATGTCATATTACTCATCTTTATCTTGTATCAAATCATTTAATAAATCTTCTTCTTCTTCTGTTATCAATGCCTGCCATTTACCTTTAGGACATTCTGATGATAAAGACCTTGTCTTAAAAGCTAAACTACATCCACAATCTGAGCAACAAGGTTGAGTTCCAGGCATTAAACATTTACTTCCTTCTGTATCCAAGTGAGTACACTCTTTACAAATAGACCATCTTAATGCAGCTTCTGCTTCAACATGTTCTTTTTTAAAAAGTTTATTATTTATACCTTCTATAATTTGAGAACTATTCTTAAAAGCACCAAGAAACTTATTTAGATTCATTTTTATTTTTTTTAAATTGACTCTTTTTATTTATTGCTTCATTCAACATTTCTAATGCTGTCTCTTGCTTTTTCAACTTATCATTAACTGCATGAGTTTTTTCCATTCCTTTATAAGTTGTCTTTTTTAAGTTACCTAATATACTTTTATTTTTCTTTATTGCTTTTTCTAACTTTTGTTTCTTTAAAGAAAACGTACCAAGGTTTTCAACATAAACATGAACAGCAGTTAAATTTGATAAAGTTTTTCTTACCTGTGCATAGTAAAATGAAACAAAATCATCTACTACTTCAGGATGTAGTTCTACTTTATCTGATATATCTTTTTTAAACTCACTATACTTCTTTGGTTTCACTACCTAAAATCTTTATATCTAGTAATACAATTCCCTCTGACTGCACATTCATACTTTTATTTATATGAATTAGTTTCTTATTCTTACCTTTCTTAAATAATAATTTCTTTTTTTCTGCTTTGCTAATTGCATTTCTTGCAGATTGCTCACTTTTAAATGTTCCCATTTTAGTAACTAGTCTGCAGAATTCAGGAAGCTCTATATCTTTATGTAGAGATAGTTCAGCCAGAAGATCTAAATCAGAACTATTTATATGAATATTATTAAAAAAACAGTATGTAAGTATTTGATACTTAATACTTTGTGAAATATCTACTTTTAATTTTTGATTTACTTTATTTACAATGGCCATTTTATATACTCATTATAATATCAATAAGTCTAGGATCAGGGTAGACATCCATCTTACCTTTTCTTACATTAGTATGAGATAATAAACCTTTAACCGTTCCATTGTAAGCTTCTTGTTGAAACTCAAAGGCTTTGGTTGGTCCATATTTTTTGATCCACTGCTGTAAACCAATTCTCATATCTATCTGATCTCTCTCACCAATATGTTTTATTAATTTTTCTATTTCCTCTATTTGTTTATCAGAATATCTATGCCAGTTAATTTTATTTCTAAAAGCTGTATCTAAAGTAATCACTTGATCTTTATCAGCTCTCTTACCAATATAACTTTTAAATTCATTGTCTAAATATCCAATAGAACAAATTTCTAATCCAACGGAGTGCTTATTCATATAACCAGATCCAGTCTTACCAAGATGCCATGCATAACCAGTTTCAGGAAATGCTTGAACCATAATACCATCATGCTCATCATTTCCAGTTCTATAATCTTGTCCCCCCAGCACAAATTCAGTGGCTATACGCCCCCTGCTATCTCTGTCCCACATATCAATTGTTCTATATGGATCAGCATAATATGCAGTATGGTGAAGAAAAAAATACTCATTGTTTCTTTTTCTATCACCATTTACATATTGATTTTTGCTAAGATAATATTTATGAATTTTTTGATCATATTTTGTTTTAAAATACTGACCATTAATATCAGTATCCTCATCAATATCATCTATAAGTCCTCCAGAATTATTAAAAAGAATGCTCCAGGTATCTGATCCAACTATACCATCAGGTTTTAAATCTCTAGATAGTTGGAATTGTATGACAGTCTTTTCTGTCATAGGTCCAAAAACTCCATCTGCTGTAATATTCAGCATTGCTTGAAGCTTTTTTACTTCATACCCTTCTGATCCTCTTCTTATTAATTTCATTAATCACGCTTTAGTGTTCTCTTAGCATCTGATTTTTGCATTGCTTCAAAATCTACTTGAGCTTGCTTTGGTTGATCTGACCCTTGAGGTCCTGCTTCTTGAGCTGCATAAGCTTGAGCCATGAACATTTGAGCTTGTAATCTTTCAGCTCTTGTCTTTTCAATTTTAGTTAGATACTCTTCATAATCCAACTGCACTTTTAAGTGTTTTATATTGTCTTTATAAAAACTAGTTACTTCTTGTCTACGTTCTGCTAACTCTTCTTTTGATAATTGAGGTTCTTCAACGTTCTCTTGTATCCCTTGTGAAGGATTCATTTCTTTAACTTTTGACATAATAATTTGGTTTTAAATTAAATTTACTATACAAACATACAAAGAAAGTTTAAATAATAAAAGTTTGACGTGTTTTATTTTGTAAAAATATAAAAATATACTTTTTTAGAATATGATGTACGCAACAATAGCTTTTGATCATTATCATGAAGTCTATGCATTGAAAGACTATTATGTATTACACGACACCCTTTAGGAATATTTTTGTATATATTTTTTATAGACTCATTAGAAAACGCACAACCATGAATAATTACTATTGATGGATTAAAGGGTATGTTGCAAGGATACTTATCATTAACTAATATTAGATTATCAAGTTCATTGTTAAACTTCAATGCGTACTTATGTCTATGATTTACAAATTCTACCCCTATAAATTTTGTATCTGGTAATAATTTAGCTCCATGTGCAATGAAGTCTGCACCCCCTGACCCAATATCCAACACCACCTGATTATGGAATTCTAATTTATCAATGAGTGTAACCCATGAGTCAGTATCAAGCTCTCCATATAGTTGCTCTTCATCTTTAACATCTTGTCTTCTATAAAGACCTGACCCCTTTCTCATCTGTTTATAAAGATATAACGTCTAGCTAAAGGATAGGAGTTCCAACAGTTTCTGGATATAAAGAGTGGAGTTTCTTTAGTAGCTCAGCGCACCGTTCATACTCTTCATATTCCTCACTACCATAATGAAGAATCATATTAACTAGAACATCTTTCTCTGGTCCCTCATCAGGATCATGTGCCATTAGAGCTGCACCACTCTCACCATTATACGAATCCAACAACTCATCAAATGTTAAACGCTCTGTGATTATTAGATATGAATTATTAAATGCATCCTCTATTATCTGCTCTTCTATCAATCTTTGATCACTCTCTGTTAACCCATCTAGTGGATCTGAGAAACTTTCATTATCATCCATACCTTTTATTTTATTCCTATACTATTAATATACAAATTAAATAAGCATTTTCCAATCTAAAACAATAGTATTTCCAGGGACTCCCAGATCATGCATATATTAAAATTTCTTTTACCCATAATTTTTTTTTGTGTGTTTGGCATTGTCAAAGGGTCCTACTATACTGCTCCCCGGCTAAAGTTTGGTGGGCTACTGCCCCCCTTATTGTATAACCTTATAAATTTAATTAAAAATGAAATCAAAAGTTTTTTTCCGTAGAGTGAGAATCAATCAAGAAACTGGCACAGCCACTATCATTTGTTCTGATTCACCAATCCAACAGACACAAGCCAAGCTTGCAGGTCTGTCCGTTGCAACCCAAGCACAATCAAATATAACATTTGGTGTGCTATCACTTAGAGACCCTGAGACGGGTTCAGTGATGGGTGCAAGTCATCCAACAATCCAAGCTTTGCAAAGCAAGCTTAATGTTGGAGATGAGATGCCTGGCTTCCAACTCTCTGACAACCCTGTTGTCAACAGAGAGACAGGAGAAGACACAGGTCTCTTTTGGGTTGAGGCTGGCTAAGCCTCTTCCCACCCTGTACAACAGGGATACTCTAAAAGACACTGAGTATAGTTACGCCACACATTACTACAAATATTCCTACTCTTGTACCAACAGGAGTGGGTTTATTGTTACTAGGGCATAACCTGTACAGATTTCTAAAGAATCTTTACAATTACAGTTGAATGTTACTACATATTGGTATTTTTTTTATTTATGTGTATGTAGTTGAGAATGTGAGGACTCATATCCCATATTCTTACCCTAATCACCAATATAAATTCAGCAATCACTGTAAAGGTATATATATAGCTATTAAACTATATGCAGGTTATTGCCTCTAGTAATAATACTAATGGTTCTTTATTATGTTCTCTCTATATAGGATGAGCATATTAGTACCCGTAATCTTATAAAAATTTTATCACTAAAACTTATTAATAAAAATGAATATCACTATCAATAAACCAGCAGCATTCAGAATGCATAATCAACAAATAGGTGTCATACTTTATTGCACACCTGAGAAATTTAACTTCTTTGTACCAGGTAGAAAGCATATAAGCTTATCCCCTGATAAACTTGTTACAATGAGAATAGACTTCATTCAAGATGAATTAGAAGAGAATGAAGAACTAAGAGAACTTGCAGAATATCATGATCTAATCACTATTCATAGATTTGACAAGATAGCTTATTTAAATTACACTAACTCCTTTAATATTTAACATCATGAAAAAGAATCTTAAAATACTATTCAAAACCTTTTTTGTAGTTATACTACCAATAACATTAACTTATGTTCTTGCTAACCTAACAGAGATATCATTAACAACTAAAATATTTATAGTATCTGTACTATTTATACAAAGTTTCTTTTGGGCATCAATGTTAGATACCATAAAGATATTACCAAAACTAAGCCTTTCAGGATGGACTGGTATAGGCTTAGGTATTGGGTTTGAAGATAAAGCTCTTGTTATAATACTACCATTCATAATTTTTGAATTTAAATGGTAGCAACAGCAATGAAATGGATTAAAGCCTTACAAAAACATGTAGGGCTTACTGTTTCAGAAGAAGAATATCCTAAAACACTAATGAGATTTAATAGAAATGCATTATTTAAAGGCCATGATGGTGGTATTTCTATAAATAATAATAAGCTGTTTATATACAACAGATACTATGGCTCTAGCACTATGCAAGTAGTTGATGATAATGGTATCGTACAAGTAGCAGTAACCGTAAGAGTAGATAAAAAACCATTGTGGTTAATTAACCTTATCAAATCATTAGAAAATAAACTAAACAAAGATCTGGTAAGTTTATACATAAAGAAAGATGATATATATTATACCGTTGGTCAATATGAATTAAGTGCAGAACTTAAAGCATATGTTAAGATAAACAGTATGCTTAGTCATAAAGATTCTATAGATACAATAAAGCTTTTAAAACGTAGACTTTCTAAGCTTATGAAGAATATCAAATCGTGTAATGAAGAGTACCTGATAGATATGATTAAAGGAATGAATGATAATGATGTATCAAATTTCTCTAATCAGTACAAGATACATTATGATTTATTGGATTAGGTGGGCCCATTTTTGGGACCCCATAACAACACCAGTAATTAATATCTATAGTTACTATCTAGTGATTAAGGCTAAGAAGATATATTTGGTTAGATAGTGGTAACCTTGGGAACAGTGGTTAACGCTGCTGTTCCCTAAATTTTTTAAAATGATAAAAGAAATGAGAGAAGATAGTATAACAGTATCTACTAAGTTAATTAAAACCATGCTTGAAGAAATGGTAAATGTTAAGTGTCCTGCAAATTTAAATGTACTAACAAGTCATTTAGTAACCAGAGATAGCAGTTCTGTAGACTTCATGTTGTCTATATCTAGAATGAGCCAAGAGTTCATACCTTTAGAAAAAGGAGATTATTGTATTGCACCATATCCTGATTACTTCATTGATGAAAAGTTTAATCTTGATATAGTAAAAGAGCTTGGTTTGTATCCAGGTCCTGGTCTTTTATATGCCGTAGTTGTAAATGATACTACTTGGGCTAATACTTATAACAAGTATTCTCCTCAACTTAAAATAGATTTCTTAGTTCATGATGAACATAGTAAACTACAAAAGATTGAAACCACAATAGATCATTTATCTCTAACAAGAATAGACAAAGAATCAATATTATATTTTAAAAGACATGGCAAAGATTAACTTAGAACTTTTAATATCAGAAAAGGACCAATGGACTAAACTTATAACTATAACAGGTGAAAGTATAGTTCCAAAGTTTGGTCATTATATGAACGTGAAATATAACTTTAATGATGATGAGCTTGCAAGTACAACTGATGTACATGATGCTTACTTCAGAATAAAAGAAAAACACGTTGGCAAAATATAGATTTGGTATAGTATCATATGATGTTATGTCAAACCCAGAATTATCAAGCAGAGCAAAAGGATTATATGCCTTATTGTGCTGCTATGCTGACAAAAATAGACAGTGTTATCCAACAAAATCCAGATTAGCAGATGAATTAAATGTAAGCTATAAGACCTTAAAAAGATATTTAAAGGAATTATATGATCATAAAATCATAAAAAGAAAGGGAATAATGATTACACTGAAATAAGAGTTAGCTATATATATGCTATTTATTTAGCATACACTGAGAAAATACATACTACAATAACACCACAGGGTGTATTATTATTATAACTTTGTTTATTATGATAATACAGTTACCTAATGGAAGAATTATTGAATGTTCTGTAGAACAGTACTTATCCTTAACGGATCAGGAAGTCAAAGAACTGTATGGATTAGGCTCAGCTTATACAAAAGAGGTTAATGATCCTTTTTATAACATGTTTGCTTTAGGCCGTCAGGTTGCTGAAAAAGATATGGAAGAAGAAGAGGATTATGAACCTGATCTAGATCAAATAGAAGCTGAAGAAAGAGCTGATAGCTATTTCTATCCAGATGATATCTAAACAATAATTTTTTTAACCATTTAAATTTTAACATTATCATGAACAAAGTTCAAATTATCCCTGATGAATTAGGGAACGTAGTAAGACAATCAAAAAACAACTCAGAGTTTGGTTATGTAAGGTTACAACAAGACAGAGTAACTTATGGAACAAACGGTTGGGTGAAAAGATCTCAAGTAAGTACATTATTGCATGGCAAGATGGATGACTTTGATGCAATTGGCATTAAAGATCAATCAGAACTTAACGGAAAGATCATTATTAAAGAGCAAACAGAACCATTTAGTGCAAATATGCCTGACCGTGACCTGAAATATGCAGGTGATACTGGCGTTATATGCTGTATATATGGTGAACCTATTTATAGGAAAACATTTTTTGTTACTGATGTAAACGCAGAAGATGTATTTGTAGCTCATGACAACGGAGATGCAATCCGTGAAGCAAATGGGATAGTATCTAATACTATCAAACCAGAAACAGTTGCAACAACAGAAGATACAGAAGATAAATTTGATTTAGATTCTCCTATTGAAGAAGTTGAAGAGACTGAAACTGTAGAAGATATTGATGACTCATTTGAGTTATAATATTATATAAACAATTGAAAGAGAGGGAGTTGTAATGGCTCCCTCTTTTTTTTTATACCACCACTTTAAAAATCAAATAAAATGTTATCACAAAGCCAAAAAAAAATCTTAGAACAAGACATAGCAATTACTAAATTAAAAGAAAGAGAAGCAAGATATGCATACTTGGGTTTATTATCTGAATATCAGTTACACCCAGCAAGTTTAATTCAAGAGTTGAGTTATACCAAACTTAATCCTTATCAACATTTTTTGTTTAAACGTATACTACATGGTTTAAACATGTTTGATAAAACAGAGATTGAGAAAATGCATTGGGATAAAAAGAGAAGGATTAAAAGAGTATGGAACAAAGGTCAACATGCTATAAATGAGCTAAAACAATATGTAGCTTATAAACTTTCTACTAAAATTTTTAGTATCTTTGACAGCTCAACTGCAGAGTACATAATAAACACACCGTTTGAATATGTACCTGAAGTTAAGAACAAAGCAACACTAAAAGAAATGGGTTTAACCTATGAAGACTTAATCATTAAGTTTATGTCTGAAGGTTTGCTTCCAAAAAACTTTTTATCTTTAAAACCAAATGGGAATCAGAAAAGTTTCACAAAAGATGGCTCAAAAAAACAGAGAGTACTCAAAGCTGAGAAAGCAATTTCTTAGTGAGAAATCTATCTGTAGAGCTAAAATAAACAACTGTAGTCTTAAAGCTACTGAAGTTCATCACATGAAGGGCCGTGGTAAGTATCACTTAGATACTACCACTTGGCTTCCTGTCTGCAGGAATTGTCATACATGGATTGAGATTAATCCAGAAGATGCTAAAGAGTTAGGATTTTCAGCAATTAGAATGTAAATAATAAGTGATGGTTCAGTGGACAAATTTGTCCCTCTAGAATTAAAAATTAGTAAATGTCAATAACAAGAAACGTAATACAAGCAGATGCTTTATCAATAGCAGTGCAACATAAAAGATGTGGATTAGGAATATCAATGGGTGTTGGTAAAACAAGAATTGCTATTCAACATATATTAAAGAATTACAATGCTTTTTTAAAAGTATTAGTAGTTGTTCCAAAGAAGTCTATTTTAGATTCTTGGTTAGAAGAATTAGATAAGATGGATTTAACAGATAAAGTGTTAAATCATATAGAGTTTGTAACTTACTTATCTCTTAATAAGAAGGATCCAAATGATTATGAGATTCTATATTTAGATGAGTGTCATAGTCTTTTATATAGTCATGAAAAGTTTTTGAATGGTTACAGTGGTAAAATCCTAGGATTAACCGGTACACCACCTAAGAGACAAGGTAGTGAAAAGTATGAGATGGTTAGAAAATACTGTCCAATTAGATATTCATTTTCTGTTGACCAGGCTGCAGATAATAAAATATTAAATGATTATAAAATCATAGTGCATTATCTCAGTCTATCAAAATTAAAAACTCATAAGAAAAAGAATAAAAAAGGTGGCTTTTGGTTTACATCAGAATACAATGACTATTTATATTTTACTGAAAGAGTTCAGAGTGCAAATACACCTAAGCAAAAAGCTCATTCCTCTATTATGAGAATGAGATCTATTATGGATTATGATACTAAAGAAAGCTATGTGAAGTCATTTCTTAAAAGTAGAGAGTCTAAATGCATTGTATTTGCTAATACTCAGAAACAGGCTGATAGATTATGTACTTATAGTTTTCATAGTAAAAACCCAAATTCAGATTATAACTTAGAATTATTTAGTGATGGAAGAATTGATAAATTATCTTGTGTATTACAGCTCAGTGAGGGTATATCTATTCCTAATCTGCGTCAAGGTATTATTATGCATGCTTATGGTAATGAAAGAAAAACGTCACAAAGAATAGGTAGACTTTTAAGACTTAATCCAACAGAGACTGCAACATGTCATATATTGTGTTATAGAGATACAATAGATGAACACTGGGTAAGCCAGGCACTAAAGGATTTTGATTCATCAAAAATTAAATACATAGATATATGAGAATGGATTTTATAACACTAGAAGAAATAAAAAATAAATTAGGAGACTTTCAATTAAGATCTCAAGGTGATAATAAGTTTTCTTTTAAGTTTGGTTATTGGAGGCGTATAAGTGTTGAAGAGTTAAATGATATACTTCCTATGTATCTAGATGCAGAAGAAGAAATAATTGATGAAGATGAGGACTGTGGTCAATTATTTAGTTATACAGTTAGTAGAAATAATATTATATAGTAATGAAAAAAAATAATAAAAAAGTAAATCAAGATAACATTGTAGATTTAATATATATAGTTGCAACACTATCTTTGATGGGAGGTTTTTTACATCAAGTTTTAAAACATTTATAGTTATGGGACGGATGAAACAAGTATTTATAAAAATGCAAGAGGAAAACTATAAAGGAGATCCTCAAGAATATGTAAAAAGATATGCTGAAGAGTTAATATATTCAAGATATATGGCTGATAAGGATCCTTTTTTATGTCCAAATTGTTTAACAACTGGATTAATTGCTTCAGTTAGTGATTTAGAATGTCCTGGTTGTGGTTATGAATTTATTCAAGTTGACGGAAGTATAAGATTTAAATAATATCTATATGAAAGATAACTTATTTGTAAATGCAGTCATCAAGGATGGTGATTTACATTTTTCTATTAAAGCAATGGGAACTAAGTATAAGAAATTCTTAGAACAGTTTCCTGATGATACCAGGTTAGAGATCTTTATAGGAGCTAATAATTATAAAGGTAGTATAGCTCAGCTTGCAAGAATACATGCAATGATAAGAGAAATAGCCAATGAGATTGGTTATACCTTTGAAGAGATGAAGTTAATTGTAAAAAGACAAGCAGGACTCTGCATCACTAAAGATGGAACTGAGTACTGCAAGTCTTTTGGTAAGTGTGATAAGATGGAATTAAATCTTGTTATACAAACTCTTTTAGAAATTGGAGACCTTAACGGTATGCAATTAAGATGATTTTTTAGATAGTAACTCAGCAAGTGCTTTGGCATTTTCTGGGTTACCACTATCCATCATTGAATGAAGAGCTTCTGCAATTTGTTCTTCTGAAAATTCTTCTTTAGATTCAATAACTAAACCTTGATCCTGAGCATGATATTTTAATATTTGCTGTAAGTGATATAAAGTAAATACCATTTTTTCTGTTTCATTAAAATTGGGATCTTCTTCAAGCTTTTCACCAAGTATTAATTTATCAAATGACTCAAACAGTACAGGTAAACGTCTTGGATCTTCAAAGACATTAAGAGTAAAATACATTAGTATTGCTTCTAAATTCTTTATGAAGAAAGGGTTTAAAGTAATATTTTCAATTTGCTTAGTAAAGTCATAAGTGTTAGTTGGCTTATAACTTTTAGCTGCCTTGTCTGCTGCTTCTTTAATAAAATCTGACATTAATTTTTAATTTAATTTAACAAAAATAGTGAATTTATAACTATGAATAGTATAAATATACAAGAAAAAAAAGAATATTATATACCAATACTGGAAAAATCTGGATGGAATATTGTAAAAGAGTTTATACAACAACCATATTTTGATGAGGTTTTAGTAAAACTTATTGATCAAGTTCAAGATAATAAAAGGTTTACTCCAAAATATAAAGACATATTTAATGCATTTATAGAATGCCCATATGAAAAAACTAAAGTTGTTATGATTGGGCAAGATCCATATCCACAACTTGGAGTAGCAGATGGTATATCATTTAGTTGTTCCCATACCAAGAAAGAGAATCCATCATTGAGATATATATTTGATGAACTACAAAAGCAGTATCCTGATGCATCAAGAGACCCTGATTTAAAAAGATGGTCTAATCAAGGTGTGTTAATGCTTAATACAGCACTTACTGTACAAGTAGGTAAGATTGGCTCTCATTATAGTATATGGGTTCCATTTGTTGAATACTTGTTTAAAGAGCTTAATAAGCGTGATGATCTTATTATTGTACTGCTAGGTAAGAAAGCAGAACAGTATGAGTTTAAACTTAATAATAATACCATATTAAAGGTTCCTCACCCGGCTTCAGCAGCCTATAAAGGTGGAAAATGGGATTCAAAAAACCTGTTTAGTAAAGTAAATGAATTACTAAATGAGAAGGGATTTAACTTGATTACGTGGTAAGAAATTTGTATATTTGTTAACACAAAAAACCAACATGAAGAATAATAAACTAACTCAAGTATTTCTTGAAGCAGAAAATTTTAGTGACCGTATTAAAGAAAAATATGGTGTTAAACTAGGTATGTATTTAACTGAAAATTTAAGAACACATACTATATCCCTTAAACAATTATATCATTTAGTTGAACTTGCAGTTGAACAGAATCATCCTGAAGAAGTTAAAAATTTTAATTTTAAAACTACAAGGAGAAGAGTAATAATGAATTACCAACATGCTTTTTGTTCTATTGCATGGGAAATGCTAGGATATAAAAAAATAACAATTGGTGAATTCTTAGATAAGAATCATGCTACAGTTATTAATTCTATTAGAAATGCAGATAGTTTTTTATCTGTTAATGATGTTGAATTTAGAATAATTTATGATAGCATACTTAAAAAATTAGAAGAACATGTGGGATTTATTTCAAAAAATACAGAGAATGATGTTAACACCAAACCAGTGTTATCTTTTATTCAGTCTGAAAAATAAAACAACTCCATCTACATTTAATGATAAAGATTATAATCATTTAGTAGAGATGAAGTATATAAAAGATAAAGAGATTACTATTGATGGTGATGAAGCTATTAAACTTCTTGATAATTACTTTACTGTTAACAAGAAAAAAACAGATAAAGCATTGTTAGGAAAATCTGGATCTCTTAATATCAAACAATATAGAGAAATATTTCCTGCAGGTAAATTACCATCTGGTGTACCTGCTAGGAATAATGTTAAAATACTTACAGAAAACTTTAGATGGTTTTTTAGTGAGTATGATTATACCTGGGAAGAGGTTATAAAAGCAACTAAAATGTATGTTAATGAGTATAGAGATAATCAATACATGTACATGCAGAATAGTCAATATTTTATATCTAAGCAAGATAAACATAGAGTTAAAACATCTAAGCTTGCTGATTACTGTGATATGATACGTGATGGTATAACAACTGAACAAGACCATTTTAAAGAAAAAGTAGTATGATAGATAATAGTAAAGATGAAGAAGTTATTGATAACAACTTGGTTGTTGAATATGCTGAAAAATTGATAAAAGAACATAGAGGATTATATGATAAAAAAGTATTTATTAAGATGAATAGGTTCAATGCTATTAAGTCTAGTATAATTACAGCAAAAAGATTAGCCTCAGTAACAGCCAGAAAGTTTTATTATAAAGTTATTAAATATCTAGAAGATGAGCAAAGTTAAAAAAGCCTGGGATGGTCAATATAAATCTTTTAATGAAGCATTGAAATATATGCTTAACAGACAATCTGGTGAAGAGAAGTCTATATATACCCCATGGCCTAAGTTTAATGATGCTACCACTGATGGTTTAGAATGGAATACTTTAACTGTAATTGGTGGAAGACCGGGATCAGGTAAAACATTAATCAAAGATCAAATAATAAGAGAATCTTTTGTATTAAATCCTGAAGATAAGTTTAGAGTTTTAGAGTTTCAATTTGAAATGGTTGGTAGAACATCAGCCATTAGAGAGTTTAGTTCTATCACAGGTAAAACTTATAAACAGTTATGTAGTGCAGGTAGTGTATTAAATGCTGATGTATTAAATGAATGTCATCAGTATGCTAAGGAAAGAGTTAAGTATCCAATTGATATTGTTAGTACTCCTATGACTGTTAACCAGATGCGTGAGCAGGTTGATATGTATATGGAAGAACATAAAGGTCAAAAGACAATGATAACTCTTGATCATACCATTCTAGTTAAGAGAGCACCATATCAAAATAATAGATTAGATATGTTATTTGAACTTGGTGAGTTCTTTACTCAATGTAAACGTGATTACCCGTGTCTGTTCATAGCACTGTCACAGTTAAATAGAAATATTGATAACCCTGACAGAGCCATAGATGGTAAGTATGGTAATTATATTCTTGAATCAGATATATTTGGTTCAGATGCAATGTTACAACATGCTGACACTTTAATAGGTATCAACAGACCTGCAAAGCAAAAGATTAAGTTTTATGGGCCTGATAGATATATTATAGCAGATGATAGAACTCTTGTATTACATTTTCTTAAAGCAAGAAATGGTGATGCAAGAATGAGTTTCTTTAAAGCTGCATTTGAGAAGATGGAAATTAATGAAATGAATACCCCGGACCAACAACAAAGAAGATGATTAAAACTAAAAAAATAGAAAAAAAAGTTATGACTCCAGCAGAACGTAAAAAGAAAGTTGTAAAACTAAGAGAAGAGCATGAAGACTATTTCCAAAGTATTGGACAAGCTAATGCTCTGTATATTCCTAAGATGGCATATAGACCTACAGGAAAAGATGAACTACATGTATCATTCTTTCCTAGTGAACTTCAAAAAGGTAAAGATATTTACACTGAGTTTGTAAGTATTGATTATGATTCTGAAGATCCAAAAAGGACTTTATACTTGTTAAAAACTAACCCTCACTGGGAACAAGAATATGAACTTGTAAAATCAAACTCTGGTTTTGAAAGACATATTATACCGGTTAAAGAGCTTATTACAATTAATGATGTAGTATCTAGAAAAGTAAAAGATAATATACAAACTTTAGAACTTGAGTTTGGTGATGTAAAAGACCCAGATAAAAGAGATATAGTTGATGTGTTAATTGGAATTGAAAAAGCATTATTAAATATAAGTCAAAAATTATAGAACAATGGCACAAAGTACATTAGTTATTGCAGACTCTGGTTCAGGTAAGTCTACATCTATTAGAAATTTAAAACCTGAAGAAACGTTTATTGTTAACATTGCTAATAAACCTTTACCTTTCAAAGGATGGAAGAGTAAGTATACTCAAATATCTAAAGATAATCCTAAAGGTAATATGACTTCAGCATCTAGTGCTGCAGGAATTATTAAAGCTATGAAACATGTTAATGATAATATGCCTCACATAACAAACTTAGTTATTGATGACTGGCAATATATGAGTTCATTTGAATATTTTGATAGAGCAAATGAGAAAGGGTATGATAAATTTACTCAAATAGCATCTAATCTTGCACAGGTTGCAAAAATGCCAAAAGATTTGAGAGATGATTTATATGTTTTCTTTTTGACTCATTCAGAAGATTCAACTGATATTAATGGTAACCGTAGAGTAAAAGCAAAAACAATAGGTAAAATGATTGACAATGCATTAACTCTTGAAGGTTTATTTTCTATTGTATTGTTTGGTAAAGTTATCAAACAAGAAGATGGTGCTCTTGAATATGTTTTTGAAACAAAAAACAATGGAGAGAATACCTGTAAATCACCTATGGGAATGTTTGAAGAAGACAGAATCCCAAATGATCTTCAGTATGTAAGAGATAGCATAGTGAAGTTTGAAGAATAAATACTAATCAATTAAATTAATAAATTAAAAAAAAAGCGTATGTTAAGTACTAAAGACATGTCTGCAGGATCAGGCAAAGTAAAACCAGTAATTTCTGTTGGTAACCAAGTAATTAAAATTAATTCTATTACTTATGATCAGACTCCTTATGATTCTGATGCACACAATATCACACTTCACGTTGAAAGTGAACCAGTGAGTGGTGAGTTTAGTGGATTTTTAAAAGATGTTAATGATCCTAATGGCCCACGTTATGAAGGTCAAGTGGGTAGAGTGAGATTTTCACCATACCCGTATAAAGATGCTACACTTCCATCAGGAAGAGAGATTCAAAAAGATCAAGAGATCTTGAAAGCTATGGTTTATCTAAGTGAAGTTCTTGATAAAAGATATGAATTAGATATGATAGAAGCTGAGACTATTGAGCAGTTTATGACAGAATGTAATACACTGTTTAGTAATACAGGATTCTTTAATGCTTGTGTTGGAGGACGTGAATGGGAAAACAAAGAAGGTTATGTAAACTATGATTTGTTCTTACCTAGAATGTCTAAAGAAGGTATACCTTTAGAAGCCCTTAATAAGGACAACTCAAGACTACTTGAATTTAGTAAAAAAGATCACGTTAGAGAGCTTCAAAACAAAAGCACTACAACTACACAAAGCAACTTTGAACCTGCAAGCACAAGCACAGGTGATGATTTTGATCTTTAAAATATAAAGATGAATAGTGGGGTATGACAAATGCCATGCCCCACCATCTTTTTAAACTGAATAAATGTTAAGTACTAAAAAAATAATAGTAAATATATCAGATGTTCCTAGCTATTGGGTTTTTCAATATTACTTAAATATATCAGAGATGTTAACTGGTCAGGAGCTAAAGATTAAATCAATCTTTAATCCTTCAGAAAAAACACCTAGTATGTGTTTATATGTAGAAAATGCTTATAATATTGACAAAAGTCAATCAAGGCAATATGTCTACAAAGACTTCTCTACTGGTAAATTTGGTAATAAAATTAATCTTATTATGTACTTATTTAATCTCAACTTCTCTAATGCAGTTGAAAAAATAATACATGATTATAATAGTTACGTAAGGAATAATAATCTTGATAGTATAGTTCTTAAACCTCATGCAAGGTGGAAAGTAGATTTTGTAAAAGAACGTAATTGGAATAACAGTGATGCTAACTTTTGGTTGAAGTTTAACATTGGAGTTACTATGTTAAGTAAGTACAATGTAAAACCTCTAGATTATTATAATATAATACTGGAGGAAGAGAATGCTGCTAAAAGTCATAAAATTACAGGCCCTAACATATATGGTTATTTTGATAAGGATGGTGAAGTATATAAAATATACAAGCCCCTTAGCAAGAAGGGTAAGTTTTTCAAAGTAAAATCTCATTTACAAGGACTTGATCAGATAGATTATAAAAATCCTTACTTAGTTATTTGTTCATCATTAAAAGATGCTATGTGTCTACAGAGCATTGGTTACAATGTAGATGTTATTGCACCTGATAGTGAGAATACAATAATCAAACCTTATATAATTGAAAATTTAAAATCAAAGTACAAGAAGATAGTTACATTATTTGATAATGATGTAGCAGGTAAAAATGCAGTAGATAATTATAATAAGGCTTATGGTATACAAGGTATTGTATTACCATTATGTAAAGATATATCAGATGCTGTAAAAGAGCACGGTATAGAAGTAGTTCATAAAGAACTAAAACCTTTATTAAAAAAAGCAATAAACAATGTCTAAAAGAAAATTTTTTATTCCTCATAATGTACCAAGTTCAAAAAATGGACGTAGGTGGACAGGTAAGTATTTCATCTCAAGTAAAACTGTAATGAACTACAGGAAAAACACAAAGAGTGAGTATGAAAAACATACTGATACGTTTAAAAAAGAATTTGAAAAATATCAAACTCCAGTTAAGATAGGATTTACTTTTATAAGAGGTAGCCGTCATAAGTTTGATTATATTAATCCAGCACAAACTGTTCAAGATGACATGGTAAAACATGGTTGGATAGAAGATGATAATGCAGATTTTATAATCCCAGTTTTTGAGCATTATAGTTATGATAAAGAAAAACCGGGAGTAATCATTGAAATTTTAAAAGTTGGAAATCAAAAGAAACAAAATAATAGCAATAAGCAATCACCTGCTTGATAAAGGTGTTTATAGAGTAAGTGTAGAATTTTCAGGCTCAGGAGATGATGGAGATATTGATGAAATTATATATTATGATGTAGATGATTGGGAAGTTTCAATTGATGCTGATATAGATAAAACATTAGAAGACTTCTTTTATTCTGAGATAAACAAAAGAGTTCATAGAGTTGGTGATTGGGTTAATAATGACGGTGGTTATGGAAGGCTTGAGTATCATACAGAAAGTAGAAAAGTTGGAGTTGAATATTATCAAAGAACTACTGAAGAGTATGACTTTCCTGAAGAACCTTTATTTGTATAATGGCTCATCCTAATATTCATGCAAAAAGTTCTGTTAGAAAATGGGGAGGTAATGAATCAGATTACCTAGAAATTCATGAGTGGTTTGATGAAACTAAGCAATGGCTTGGTCATTCAAATCATAGATTATGGAGACACCATTCTGAAGGAATTTTTGAAGCAGAAAAATTATTTGGAAAAAGTTTTATCAATTCAGATGGTAAAACAGTATATACTAGATATGTTGGAGAACAACATGTTAAAGAGGATTGTAATAATTACATACCCTCTGCTAAAGAGTGGATAATTCACATAACAAATAAAAAAAGACCAGTATGGATGCAGAAATCATCAAAGATACAAGATTAGATATAAATGAATTTAATCAATTAGTTAAAATGTTACAATCTTCAAATGAAGATTTTGATATAGCTTGTGAAAATGTAAAAAATTTAAATCTCAATCATGTATTATTATTACTTATAGTAAAATTTTTAACGTTATATACAAGAAGAAAGTTTATAGCATATTTAAAAACAATTGATATAAATATAAATTCTGAAGATCTAACATTTAAGAATATACACAGCATTATACCTAATGATGATTATTATAAATCTATTTTTGAAGGTATGGTGAACAATAGTATTAGCGCAAGCTATCTTGATTTAGAAGATAATGATTACATAGAGTCAATTAAAGTTAAAATTAAATGGTGACAATACAAGATCAAGTTGCTAGAGCAGCAAAAACATTAATTTTTGAAGAGCCTTATTACGGGCTCTTTTTAGTTAGCCTTAATAAGGTTTATAGAAAAGATATACCAACAGCAGGTGTATCTAAAAATGGTTTAGCTACTCAGCTTGCTATAAATCCAGAGTTCTTTTTAGACTTAACTGAAGAACAAAGGATAGGTTTGCTAAAGCATGAGTTGCTTCATATATCATTTGGACATTTACTTACAAGAGAAGTTTATAATAATCATAAGCTATTTAACATAGCTGCAGATTTAGAAATTAATCAATACATTAGTGACAGTTATTTACCTCCTGGAGGTTTAACATTGGATATGTTCCAAGAACTTAATTTAGATAAGAAAGCTGGAACTAAGTATTATTATGAAATGCTTGAACAAGCACAAGAAGATGGGACCTGTCCTAATCTTGATAACCTTTTGGATAAAATGGATGGTAGCTCTCAATATGATCACATGACATGGGATGAGTTTGAAGAATTACCAGAAGCTGAAAAGAAGTTAGTTCAAAAACAAATTGAACATCAACTTAAAGAAACAGCTGAACAAACAGAAAAAAGAAGAGGTACAATACCTGGTGAGCTTGCTGAGCTTATAAAAAGATTATTACATGTTGATCCTCCAAAGTTTGATTGGAAAGGGTATCTTAGAAGATTTGTTGGGAATTCCACAATAACCTATACTAAGAAACTTAGAAGGAAATACAATAAAAGATATTCTGAAAATCCAGGACTTAAGATTAAATTTAAGAATCATATTCTTGTTGGTGTTGATACAAGTGGATCTGTAAATAGTGATGAACTAAAAGAGTTTTTTAGTGAGCTTACGCATATGCATAAGACAGGTCATAAAATTACAGTAGCACAATGTGATACCAGGTTGAACAGTGTGGATGAATTTAATCCAAGAAAAGATTGGGAGATTAAATGTAGAGGTGGTACATCATTTCAACCTGTAATAGACCATTATAATGATAAAGGGCATTATACAGCTCTAGTATATTTAACAGATGGTGAGGCTTCTTCTCCAGAAGACTGTCCTAAGAATACATTATGGGTTCTTAGTAGTGTTTCTAATATGAATGATGAGTTACCAGGACAAGTAATTAAATTAAACTAAATAAAAAAAATAAAAAGGATGGCACAAGTAAATTTAAACATTGATGAGTTAAAAGGTTTTGTAAATCATATTATAAATAATAATAGATTCATTCAGAATGAAGGAAAAAATCCAGTTGCTGTAGAAGTAGTTGGTGAATCAGGTATTGGTAAAACATCTACCATTATAGAATTAGCTAAAGAGAATAATCTCAATTTTGTAAAGCTTAATCTTGCTCAGATTGAGGAGCTAGGTGACTTAGTTGGTTTCCCTGTACGTCAATTTCAGATGTATAAAGAAAAAAAAGTTTCTACTAATAGAACTGATGATATAAATTATACAGCTGCTCAAAAAGCTGCAGCCTCAGCTCAAGTAGCAAATGCTAATGTAACTAAAAAGGTTGGTCAATGGGTTGATGAGCTTGCAGTTGAAGAATATATGCGTCAAGGTTGGAAAGTAACAGGTAAGAATAGAATGTCTTACTGTGCACCAGAGTGGATTGCAGATAAAAAGCAAGGTGGTATCCTCCTGCTTGATGATTGGAACCGTGCTGACACAAGATTTATACAGGCTGTGATGGAATTAGTAGATAGACAGCAATATATTTCTTGGTCTCTACCTAAAGACTGGCATATCATATTAACTGCAAATCCAGATAATGGAGATTACATGGTTAATAGTATTGACAGTGCACAGAAGACTAGATATATTACAGCTAATCTAAAATTTGATGTAGATGTTTGGGCACGTTGGGCAGAAGAAGCAGGTATTGATACACGTTGTATTAACTTCTTACTTATGCACCCTGAGCTTGTAACACAGGAAACAAATGCAAGATCTATCACAACATTCTTTAATGCTATTTCTAGCTTTGAAAACTTTGAAGAAAGTTTAGCTATGATTCAGATGATTGGAGAAGGTAGTGTTGGTGATGCTTTTGCTTCTATGTTTACTACATTTATTAACAACAAGCTGGACAAACTGGTAACACCTAAAGATTTATTGACTCATGATAATGAGCAGTATATTCTAGGTGAGTTATCAGGATGTGTTGGTAGAGGAGATGCATATCGTGCAGATATAGCATCAACACTAGCAACTAGATTAGCTAACTATGCTGTTGTGTATTCTAAAGAAAACACAGTGACTCAAAAGATTACTGATAGATTAGAATCTTTGTGTGTCAAAGAGCACTTCAGTAATGATCTTAAGTATTTAATAGTAAGAACAATATTTAATGGTAATAAGCAGAAGTTTAATAAACTAATGATGAAACCTGATATTATTAAAATGACCATGAAGTAATATGGCAAGTAAAACAGTATATCAAAATTATAATGAAGATGCACTGAAACATTTTAGTTTGGAGAACCAGCCCAAGTATGGGTTGGTTACTTCAGACAAAGTGGAAGATGTGCTTATAACACAAGATCAAACAACATTTGAAAAAATTCATGATTTGTTTGAATATAATACTTCATATCCTAATAAGAGTGTGTCAAAGATTCTTTCTGGTTATAAAAAAGTATTTGTCTTACCTAGATGTCCTGTATCTT